ATATATTTCTTAGAAGATATTAGACAAAATTCAAATTCAGAGATATACAACCAAACACTAGTATCGTTTCGTGATCAGATAGAATGGTTAGATAAAGAAAACTTGACATTGCTTAATTTTCATGATATAGATAATGAAGTGATTAAATTAGCAACAGCATTCGGAGTTACACCTAATTCTTTACCACATTCAAACAAGTCTGTTGATGGTATATTAGTATCAGATTTAATCGAAGAAGAAATAAATAAGATTAAACAATATCATCAAAAAGATATAGAATTTTTTAATAATAGAAATATATCATTTAGTTAAAATAGGAGTTTGATATGAGAGTTGGTAAGATTGCCGGCAACTTTACTAAAGTTGCTATAGCATCAGAAATGTTCAATAGCAACGAAATCGAAAAGATTCTTTTTCTAGAAAAAATTATGAAGTTTGAATCCGGAACTGTTGGTTCTGGTATGGGCAGCGCCACAGAAAATCTTGAAGTAAGAAGTTGTGATGTTTCTATGTTCATTCCAGACGAGAATACTGGATGGATTTTTGAAAGAATCGGAAACTTTATACCGCAATTAAATTATGATCATTTCATGTTGAATATCAATCATCTTGCTCCAATGCAATATACGGTCTATAAAGATAAAAACAACGGACAGTATGATTGGCATACAGATGTGTTTACTGCCTACCATATATTTGAACGAAAGATTACTGGTGTATTATTTCTAAGTGACCCAGAATCGTATGAAGGCGGTGAATTAGAAGTTATGAATACAGGAAGTCCAGATCGTGCTGTATCATTCAAGCAGAACGCTGGTGATGTTGTATTCTTCTCGTCACATTTTCCACACAGAGTAAAGCCTGTAACAAAGGGAACAAGAAGAACTATTGTGTTTTGGGTTGAAGGCGAAAGAGAATTTTAAAATGAATTTTAAAAACTTGATTAAGGTTTTTGATAATGAAATTATGGAATTTTATTGTCCAGAAAAATATTTTGGAGTAATTCCTCCTCCTGTTCCTGCGTTTAAGCATATTCCAGACTGGTGGAAAAAACTTCCTGACACTTATGAAGATGCAGGTAAAGATAGAATAGGTGGAGGTTGGCCGTTTACAGCCAAGAAGTGTATGCCACTACTTGATGCACAATCTTTTGGTTATATTATTCCACTTCAAGGCGACTTAGGTGTTATGACAAACGTTGATAGAAGCATCATAAAGGTTAATGATCCTCCAGCATTACATCTAGCAGAATTTCACCATCAGGGACAGATTGGGGGTTTTGGTGGCGCAAATGCTGTCAAGTTTATCAATCACTGGATTATAAAAACAAAACCAGGTTGGTCTACGTTGTTTATTCCTCCTATCAATGCATTCAATCCAAATTTTACTTGTCTTGGTGGTTTAGTAGATACGGACAAGTATATTAAAGAGGTTAATTTTCCTGCAATCTGGCACACAGGTAATTTTGATGGAACACTTAAAGCGGGAACGCCTCTTGTCACTGCTATTCCTGTAAAGAGAAATTCTGTGTCTAGAAAAGTTAAAACACGGGCGATGAATGACAGTGAGGCAAAACATCTTCAAAAGATGGTAGACATTCAATTTAGTAGACTAAGTTATTATTCAAACGAATTGAGAGACAAGAGAAAATGATGAATTTCTTTAAGAAGAAAGAAAAAGATATAGAATTTATTGACAGAAGCAGGAGAGCATATCAAATGCATCCTGTTCAAAGGGCAAAAGATGTTCCTGTATTCTTTATGCAAGATCAAATTAAAAGTACAGGCAAACTAGATTTTGTTCAATGCCCTGGCATGGTAGACGTAAGAAATTATGGTTACATTATTCCTGCTTGGGACGATATCAATATTTTGGGTAATGAATCTGGTTGTATGGTAACTATGGGATCACAGAAAAGAGAAACTGTGTTTGTTAAACCTAAACATATGGATAAAAATATAGCAAGGGGAATTGTAACTCCATCAGATAATGTTCCTCTTGATGTATTTCATTTAGAGTGTCCTTGGAATATAGTTTCTAATAAAACAAACCTTTCTGCGTTTATTATTGCTCCACCATTTCATGCTAAATTTTTAGATGACATTCATGTTTATCCTGGAATAGTTGACTATAATAAATTTACCTCAGCAAATCTTATTTTCTCTGTTAAGAGAAAGTGTAATATTACTATTGCTGCTGGTGATCCTCTATTACAAGTATTTCCTTTTTATAATCTAAAGGACGGTATCACTGCCGGATATGGTCCATCAGATGATTATCAAGATGATAAGTTTAATTCTGTCTTTTCCTCCACAAAACAATTTTATAGAAAATATATTCAGATTAAAAAGAATATGAAGTTAACAGAAAATCATCAGGATAAACCAAAATGAAAATATTTGTCAGCATAGTCTCATACAGAGATCCATTATTGAAAATGACTGCCGATAGTATTCTAGATAATGCTTCTGGTAGACATGAGATTACTGTTGGCATCTTTGAACAAACAGTTTATGAAGATAGTCTAGAATCATTACATCCAGATTTTGTTTCTAGAAAGGATGTAAAGTATAAGAGAATTGATCCTCAACATTCAGAGGGGGTTGGCTGGGCAAGACACATCAATTCATTACAGATGAGGGACGAAGATTTTCTATACCAGATAGATTCTCATACTCTATTCGATAGAGGTTGGGATAGAAAACTGATCAACGACTGGAAGAAAGCAAACGAAAAGCATAAAGACGGCAAATCAATTATTACAGCAAATTGTAAGAACTTTGAAATTCTGGAAGACGGACCGCGTAAACAATTAGAAGAAATGAACCTTACTTGTAGAGTGCGATATTTTGATTACAGTAAGTACTGTGATATCTTGGCCGCGCATGGAGAGCATATTCCAGAAACAGAAGACGTAACTCCCGCTATTCATATCTGCGCTGGCAATACAATGTTCCCTGCTTCTTGGGTAAAAGAAGTAGGTATTGATCCTTATATTTTCTTTGAAGGTGAAGAACAGATATTGACTTTATCTTCTTTTGCCGCTGGGTATCATCTATATCATCCAAGATCAATTCATTCATATCATCTTCTGAATACACACCAGTATATTTCTAAGCAGCATTTTAATCCTGTAATTCCAGAACACGTTCTTGGAGACAGAATTTATAAGTCACATATGTATATGAGAAATTTCATCTCAAGTCTAGATGACGATATTCTAGAAAGATATCGTGAGTATTCTGGTGTTGATTACATTAATCAAGTTCTAGAAGAAAAAGCAAGAACTTATTCTATTCAAATTGCTCAACTTCTGCCAGAAGTTGTTCCTGAAAGTATTGTTGATGATAATATCCCAGAAACACAAGAAGATAGTGTATCTAGTACCTAAAACTGGTACTAAATCTGTAGTATCTTACTTTAAGAATATTAGTAAAGATTTACTTTACATAGCAGACACTCATCAATATATTTCAGATGATCCAAGAACAACAGACGAAATAACAAAGTCTGTTGTAGAGTTTATCGGTGCGGAAGAAATAAAGACATATCAATACTACTGCTTTTACAGGGATCCAGTTGATCGCGCTATAGCCGCTTTTAACCACACTAAGAGAAATCCTTTCTATAAAAACTCTCAACCAAAACATGTCTATGTATCCGTCAAAAACTTCTTAAATAAGGTTTTTGAACTGGAAACAGGTATAACTTTGACTGATCCTGAAAAGAATATATGTCTATACGAGAGAAGTCTGGAGCATAGAGACTTCTTTGACGGTCTATCCATTAAGACTTTTATAGAGTATTACGATCAGGCGAAAAGGAACCCTGTTGAGTTTGGATTAGAAGTTGACGTTCTAGTACCAAATCTTAGCGTTTTTGATAAACAAGAACTCTGGTTCAATGTTCCCAATCTTACGATATTGAATTTTCACGACTTTGAGAACGAACTAAAGTGGTTATTACAGGAGTTTGGAAGTGATCCAGAAGATTTTCCAGATATACCAAAAGTCAACACTTCTCCTTCTTTACTGAATCCTACTGTTTATAAGTCACTATTACAAAAGACTGCCGAGCAATACAGTCTGGACGAAATAGATTTTATAAAAAAATACTATAAAACAGACTATGATCTATACGAAAGACAAAAGAGAAATATAAATACTGCTGTATAATAATAAAACCTAGGGGAAAGGGAACCAGGTTATGGCCAGCAGTAATTCTTTATTTGTAGTCAAAAACGGACTTGCAGTAAATAACAATCTAATTTTTGCGAATAATGGAAGAGTCGGTATCAATACGGTTTCTCCAGACGCCGCCCTTACTGTAGTAGGCGCAGCAAACGTCCAGGGTGCAGTATTCGTCACTAATACATTGGGCGCAGGCAACACTAGTGTTACGGGATTTGTAAACGCTAGTGCAAACGTAACTTCACCATCTTTATATGGTAACGTTTATGCTACCACAGTCAATGCTACATCTAATGTTATTACAACAAATGTTTATGCTGTCACGATAAACGCAACAAACGTATTTGCCACTAGCATCAATGCCAGCGCAAACGTCATTACTACCAACGTTTACGCTACTACGATAAATGCAACAGCAAACGTCATTACTACCAACGTTTACGCTACTACTGTAAACGCAACGGCAAACGTTATTACGACTAACGTTTATGCTACTACTGTAAACGCAACGGCAAACGTTATTACGACTAACGTTTATGCCACAACAATCAATGCTTCTTCAAACGTAATCACCACAAATCTATTTACAACTAGCGTAAATGCTACTGCAAACATTTCTGTGGGCGCGAACGTTTATATTAATACATCAACGATGTTCTTCGGTAACAATAGCGTAAATGCTACTGTTAACTCTACCATATTTACAGGTACTGCGTGGAGTGCAAATGACGCATCATTTGTAAATGGTGTTTCTGCAACAAACTTTGCTAGAAAAGATGCAACTAATACCTTTACAGCAAATAATACATTCTCTGCTAATATTATTGTTTCTTCTAACGGAGGTATAGTAGCCAACGGTAGTATTGGTAGTGCTGGTCAAGTTCTAGCATCTAACGCTTCATCTGTATACTGGACAAGTGCTGTCGGACCCACAGGCTACACCGGCTCGTTTGGATACACCGGTTCATTTGGTTACACTGGATCAATAGGATATACTGGCTCACAAGGTACAACGGGATACACTGGTTCCAAGGGCGATACGGGCATTCAAGGTCCTCTCGGTTATACCGGATCATTAGGTTATACCGGATCAACTGGTTCAACTGGTTCAACGGGCGCAACAGGTTACACAGGTTCTAAAGGTGATACTGGATCAATCGGCTACACTGGCTCACAGGGTGTTATTGGTTATACAGGATCAAAGGGTGATACAGGTATTCAAGGTCCCACAGGATATACAGGATCACAAGGAGCGACAGGTTCTACAGGGTCAACAGGTTCGACAGGTTATACAGGATCCAAAGGCGACACAGGATCAACAGGTTCAACAGGATTACAAGGACCAATTGGATATACAGGTTCTAAAGGTGATACTGGATCAATCGGCTACACTGGCTCGAAGGGAGACACAGGATCAACTGGTTCACAAGGTTCAATAGGTTACACTGGCTCGAAGGGAGACACAGGATCAACTGGTTCACAAGGTTCAATAGGTTATACCGGCAGTGCCGGTGGATTCACAACAGGATCAAACGCACAAGTAAACTCTCTAGGTGTTGGTACTGCTGCTTCTGGTTCTACTGGAGGCATTAGAGCAACAGGCGATATCACTGCTTATTACTCTGACGATAGACTCAAAACAAAACTCGGTGATATTCAAAACGCATTAGAGAAACTATTAACACTTTCTGGCTTCTATTATGAAGCAAACGAAGTAGCACAAGCATTAGGATATACAGTAAAGAGAGAAGTCGGCGTATCTGCTCAAGAAGTTCAAGATGTTCTTCCTGAAGTTGTTGCTGCTGCTCCAATATCAGATGAATATCTAACTGTAAAATATGAAAGAATCATTCCTCTTATTATTGAAGCAATTAAAGAATTGAATGATAAGGTAGAATCTTCAAAATGTAATTGCTGTAAGTAAGGAGATAATTTATGGCAATACCCAGTAGTGGCGCACTTTCATTATCAACTATTCAAACAGAGTTTGGTGGATCAAATCCAATCTCTATGTCAGAGTATTATGCCAACGGGGCTTATGTTTTAGCGGGCACTAGCGGCACAAACGGCGCAGTACCAAGTTCTGGACAAATAAGTTTTAGCAACTTTTACGGAACTGAACAATCATTAGCAATTCTATCATTAACTGCTGGAAGTTATTCATATGATTTTGTCGGTGATCCCTATAATGAATATCAATATACTGCTGTGGGATTTTCTACTGGTTTAGCGATAGGAAGTTGCTCACCCGGAACAATACAAGGATTAACTATATATAATTTACATCAAATTAATGATGTAATTGATCTTCAAGATAAATTTATATTTGGATTTGGACCTGGACCATATTCACAATCATATTTTAATAGAATTGAAATTTATTTTGGCGCTTATCTTATTAAAACATATTACAGTTCAGAAGCAACTTTAAATGTTTACGGAAACTCTTGGACTTGGGATAGTGATTCTTCATCACGTCCATTCACTGACGGCAATAGTTATACAGTAATTATTAAATAATAAGGTAAAAAAATGGCTACACCTACTACAAGAAAAGAGTTTAAAGAGTATTGCCTTCGCAGACTCGGAAAGCCCGTCATTGACATTAACGTTGATGATGACCAGGTTGATGACCGTGTTGACGAAGCATTAAAGTTTTACTGGGACTATCACTTTGATGGTTCAGAGAAGACGTATTACAAGCATCAAGTGACTTCTACTGATTTAACAAACAAATACATTACATTACCAGAAAATATTATCGGTGCTGTTTCTATCTTTCCAATTGGCCAATCGCTATCATCAAACAATCTATTTAACATTCGTTATCAGATTGCTTTGAATGATCTATACGATTTGACTTCTACGACGATGGTACCATATTACATGGCCATGCAACACATTCAGTTTTTAGAACAACTTCTTGTTGGTAATCAACCAATCAGATATAATCGTAATATGAACAAACTTTATATTGATATGGGTTGGGATAGAGTCAACGTAGGAGAATATCTAATCGTTGAAGCATATCAAATTGTTGATCCAGACGTTTATGTTGATGTATGGAAAGATCGTTGGTTGCTACGCTATGCTACAGCATTGATCAAGAGACAGTGGGGCGACAACATCACAAAGTATGATGGCGTTCCATTACCCGGGGGTCTAAAGTTTAACGGTACAAAAATTCGTGACGATGCTCAGACTGAAATTGATAAGTTAGAAGACGAAATGATTAACAGTTACAGTATCCCAGTAAGTGATATGATCGGGTGAAATGAACTTTTCTCTAAATACTCTTGTAGCAACGACAGGAGTATTTCATGAAAAACACCGAAAAGTACGGATTCGTTTATATCTGGTATGACCGTAAGCACAAAAGATATTATGTTGGATGTCATTGGGGTAATGAAAATGATGGATATATCTGTAGTTCTTCCTGGATGAAAAAAGCGTATAAAAACAGACCAGAAGATTTCAAGCGTAAAATTTTAAAGACCAAATTTTCATTAAGGAAAGACATGTTCCTCGAGGAACAACGTTATCTGAATATGATTAAACCAGAAGAAATTAAAGTTCGATATTACAATTTAAACATCAAAAATAACGAAATATGGTCCAAATATGACGAAACCATAAAAACAATATCCGAAAAAATCTCCCTAAAAACCAAAGAATCTATGGCTAGACCAGAAGTTCGCCAAAAATATCTAGATTCTTTAAACACTAGAGATACTGGTTCTTCCAGACCAGAAGTCATAGAAAAACGTAGACAATCTATGATAGAAACTATGTCAAAAAAGTTTCCTATTGAAAACAGATATAATCCTTCTAAATTTGGTTCAGACGAATATCGAGACAATATGGCCAAATCCACCACCGAGGCTTGGAAAAACAGAGATAGAAAAGCAATAGGACAAAAGATATCAAAGGGGTTAGAACAATCTAAAGAAAAAAGATCGAGGTTGGTTTCTTCATTAAAATGGTATAATAATGGAATGATAAATAAAAGACTTACTGCTGATCCTGGTGTAGGTTGGACTGCCGGTAGAGTTTAACACAAAGAAGATAATATTAATGGCTACAAATTTTTTCTTCCGCAACACCGACTATAATCCTGAGCAGAATCTTGTTCAGAATTTAGTTACCGAAATGATCAAGATCAATGGTATTGATGTATACTATATTGTTAGAAGAACTGGAGCCGAAGATAAACTTCTGATCGAAGCAGCAAACTCATCATTTCATTTGGCAGTTTCTATTGAAATGTACATCAATTCTTATTCTGGATTCCAAGGCGAAGGTGATTTGCTAACTAAGTTTGGTCTAAGTATTGCTGACAAATTAGTTCTATCTTTATCAAGAGAAAGATTTGAAGAAGAAATTGGTACGCCTTTACAGTTTGTTCGTCCAAGAGAAGGCGATCTTGTTTTCTTTCCTTTTACAAAAGGTATATTTGAAATCAAGTTTGTCGAACACGAAGATGCTTTCTATCCTGTAGGAAGTTTACAATATTACGAACTACAATTAGAGAAGTTTAATTACAACAGTGAAATATTTGATACTGGTATTCCAGAGATTGATAGTGTAATGAATCAATATTCTGTTGCTGAGAATGCATTCTTCTATCTCACGGAAAATCCATTTGACGAATATTATCTCACAACAGAAGATGGATATGAATTTACACAAGAAAATTATGATCTAGAAGGCGATGACGATGAAGCACAAAATACAGAGTTTCAGACTCTGGCAGATGGCTTCATTGACTTCTCCATCAAGGATCCATTTAGTGAAGGACAAATCTGACCGACATACTTTTATAAATACATGGTAAGAAAAGGAATATTACTATGGAAAAGTATGGGTTTGTTTACATCTGGTATGATAGTAAGCATAAAAGATATTATGTTGGTTCTCATTGGGGAACAGAAAATGACGGATATGTTTGTAGTTCTAAATGGATGTTGCAGGCATATAAGCGTAGGCCAGAAGATTTTAGACGGCGTATAATATCCAAAATAAACACGAATAGACAAGACCTTTTAAACGAAGAAAACAAATGGTTGCAATTGATTAAATCGGAAGAAATAAAAGTTAAATATTATAATTTAAGAAATCACGAATTTGGACACTGGACAGCAGACGAAGCAAAAAGTTTAATTATAGGTAAAAAAATATCATCTTCTCAAAAAAATAATCCAAATTTTGGATCATGGAATAAAGGAAAGATTCGTTCTCACGAAACAAAACAAAAAATATCAGAATCAACAAAAAAATCAATGAAAGATTATTATAAAATACATCCAAGAACGGAAGAAACAAGAAAAAAGATCGGCGAGAATAGCAAAAGACTTCAAATAGAAGGCAAAATAGGAATGAAAGGTAAAAAACATTCTTATGAAACTAAGAAAAAAATGAGTGAAAACAACGCAATGAACGATCCGAAAAGTCGAGAAAAAATAAAAAATTGTAAGAAGGGTATAAAGTGGTTGAAAAAAGATAACGATAGAAAAATGGCAATACCAGGAACAAAGAAATATGAAGAACTTATAAATATAGGATATGCTTTAAATTTTTAAGGAAATCTGTAATGTTTGGTAAAACTTTTTATTTCGGAACAACAAGAAAATATATCGCATTGTTCGGTACATTATTCAATGATATAATGATAGAGAGAATAGATCAAACAACAGGCGAGTCTGTTAACTGGCTAAAGGTTCCTTTGGCATATGGACCAAGAGATAGATATCTTGCCCGTCTAAAAGCAAATCCAGATTTGCAAAGACAGATTAATCAGATTTTACCTAGAATGTCTTTTGAAATAAAAAGCATTGAATATGATCCATCTAGAAAACTTAATACTATTGGTAGAAATGTTAAAGTAGATTCATCTAATCCAGACTCTTTATATTCACAATACAATCCTGTGCCATACAATTACAATATTGAATTATCAATCTTGGCAAGAAATGCTGATGATGCTTTGAGAATTGTAGAGCAAATTTTACCATTCTTCAAACCAGAATTTACAGCAACAATTAATTTGATTCCACAGATGGATATCAAGACAGATGTTCCTATCGTATTGAAGTCTATTAATTATCAAGACACATACGAAGCAAGTTTCAACGATAGATATGCCATCATCTGGACACTTTCATTTACCTTGAAGGGTTCTATTTACGGACCAATTTCAAGCGGCGGCGTTATCAAAGAAGCAGATGTTAATTTCTATGTACCAGATAGAAGGACTATACAACAAGCCATATCATCAAACAGTGCAACTTCTTCTGAAAATTTTGTTATAACTCCTGGTCTTACTGCTAACGGAACACCTACTTCAAATGCTTCTATAAGTATTCCAAGCAGCGAAATCAAATCAACTGACAATTACGGATATATAATTGATTTTTATTCTGACGTTTAAGGACTAAACATTATGATCGCAAATAATAATACAATAGCCACCGTCATGGGTGTGTCTTCGATTCCGCAAACACAAGGCGGCGGACCAAAAGAAATAATCATAGATCAGTCAGATGACAAAGCACAATCAGATTATGATTATGCCAGAAAGAATCTGTATGATATCATAGAACGCGGTCAAGAAGCATTAGATGATATGATTGACTTTGCTAAACAAGCACAGCACCCTAGAGCGTTTGAAGTTGTAGGTGGACTTATTAATAATCTTGTAGATGCTAACGAAAGACTTTTGGATCTAAACAAGAAAATAAAAGAAATAAAGAAAGATGAAGAAACTAAAAATCCACAAACAGTAAACAACAATTTATTTGTAGGTAGCACTTCAGAACTTCAGAAGTTGTTGAAGGGCGAGGATGTCTAGCGAAAATTACTTAGGCAATAAAAATCTTAAAAGATCATCAGTTAAGATTGAATGGTCTAAAGAAATGGTTCTGGAGTACCGTAAGTGTGCTAAGAATCAAATTTATTTTATTAAAAAATATTGTAAGATTGTTAACGTAGATCGTGGCCTTGTAAATTTCCAACTATGGAAGTTCCAAGAAGATATGATCACGACCTTTGAAGGTAATAGATTCAGTATTGCGAAGATGCCGCGGCAGGTTGGTAAAACTACGACTGTTGCTGCTTATCTGTTACACAAGATTCTATTCAATGAAAATTACAGTATCGCCATTCTAGCCAACAAAGACCGTCAGGCCAGAGAAATTCTTTCTCGCATTCAGTTGATGTTTGAACATTTGCCCAAGTGGCTACAGCAAGGTGTTGTAGAATGGAACAAAGGTAACATTGAACTTGAGAACGGGTGTAAGATTCTTGCTTCTGCTACATCATCTTCCGCTGTTCGTGGTGGTTCATTCAATCTTCTATATCTTGACGAATTTGCTTTCGTTCCAAATAACATTCAAGAAGAATTTTTCAGTTCAGTATATCCTACCATTTCATCTGGACAATCAACAAAGGTAATCATCACCTCTACGCCTAACGGCATGAACATGTTTTATAAGATTTGGACTGACAGTGAAAACGGTAGAAACCACTATGCTAGAACATCTGTTCATTGGTCACAAGTACCAGGGCGTGATGAGAAGTGGAAACAACAGACTATTGATAACACCAGCGAACGCCAATTCAATCAAGAATACAATTGCGAGTTTCTAGGTTCATCAAACACACTTATTAGTTCATCAAAACTTTCTATGATTACACATGCCATACCAATAGAACAGCATGGCAATTTGAGTATCTATGAGTTACCAAAAGAAAAGCATGTGTATGTTACGATAGTTGATACTTCTAGAGGATCAGGAATAGACTATTCAGCATTCGTTATATTTGATATAACACAAATTCCATATAAAGTTGTTGCGAAGTATAGAGACAATGAAGTTCCTGCTCTTGTATATCCTAATATTATCTACAATACATCTAGAACTTATAACATGGCCTATATTCTAGTCGAGATTAATGATATTGGTCAGCAAGTGGCAGATGTTCTATATAATGATCTAGAGTATGAGAATGTTCTTTATACTGGATTTGATGGTACATCGGGTAAAAAATTGGTTGATATTGCCGGTGGCAAGATGCAACTGGGAGTCAGAACCACAGTTCAAGTCAAAAGAATCGGTTGCGCGAACTTCAAAAGCCTTGTTGAAAATGACAAATTGATAATTAATGATTATGATCTTCTCTATGAAATGTACAGATTCATAGAAACAAATGGTAAATATAAAGCAGAAGAAGGAGAACATGACGACCTTGTTATGTGTTGTGTTCTTTTCTCGTGGCTAGTAAATCAGAATTATTTCAAAGAATTAAGCAATAGTGATGCTAGAGTCCAACTCTTAGAAAGTAACCAGAAAATGGTAGAGGAAGGGGTCTTGCCGTTCGGATTTATAGACGAAGGGGCAGAAGATGTACTGGAAGGCGACGATTTTGATAATTTCTTTGGCATTTCCAGCAAAAACTACGACGAAAAGTTTACAATCTGATTTTTATAAATATAGTCAGAAGTTTAAAAATTAAACGACCCATTCTAATACATAAGGGAGACAAAAATGGCATTTCAAGTAAGCCCCGGCGTTAACGTAAGCGAAATTGATCTAACTACCGTAGTTCCAGCAGTTGCTACCACAACTGGTGCTATCGGTGGTCTATTTCGTTGGGGTCCAGTAGAACAAATTGTTCTAGTAGACTCCGAAGATACTCTATCAAATCGTTTTGGAAAACCAACCAATTACAATGCTGAGACTTTCTTCTCAGCCTCAAACTTTCTAGCCTACGGTAATGCTCTAGCAGTAGTTCGCGCCGCCAACACAACCAGCAGCAACACTTCAATCGGCGCTCACACCGCTGTAGCCAATACCGGCACACATGCATTCAATGCCATTTTCAATATTAAGAATGAAGATGATTTTAATAATAAGAACTCAGATGGCGATTTTGCTGCAAATACCGAAGTTCTATATGCTGCCAAGTATCCTGGTGATATCGGCAACACACTAAAGATTTCAGTTTGCGATAATCCAACTCAGTATTCTTCTTCAATTGCTAACGTTGCTTCTACTACTTTTAACGGACTAGTGGCAAATATCACATTTGATGACACAGGATCCTATGTAAGAGCCAACACAGCATATCAAGCACTTACAAACGGAGACTGGCTATATGTCGGTAACTCAAGCGTTGGATTCCAGTATGTTCAAATTGAAAGCAAGGGAACTCAGCCAACGAACCAAACTTTAAGTCTAACTCTATCTGGAAATTATACTCTATCTGGTAGTGTTTCAATGTCTGGCACAATTACCCGTAAGTGGGAACATTGGCAGAACGTTACTGCTGCTCCTGGTTCATCTGAGTATAACACAAGTTTTGGTAATACGGCTGCCGTAGACGAAGTTCACGTTGTTGTTTCTGACGAAGACGGCAAGTTCACTGGAGTTCCAGGCAACATCGTAGAAGTGTTCCAGGGTCTATCACGCGCATCTGATGCCAAGACTCAAGATGGTGCTACAAACTTCTATAAGACTGTAATCAACCAAAACTCACAATATGTTTGGGTAACAAATGATCGCAGTGGTTATAGCGTAAACACAGCAATTAACATTGCCACAACATCAACAGCAACTCCTCTATCACTATCATTTGCTGGTGGTAATGACGGATTTAGTGAAGACGGTGTTGGAAGTAATATAGGCGTAATCACTTCTGCTTATGATTTATTTGCTTCGACCGAA